ACTGAAGTTGACCCATTAGTTGTTGTAAATGCATTACTTAAAGTAGTTGTCGATTGAATTGGATGTATGTCATAGAATACACCTCCAGTGTAGGCGTATAAAATTCTGTTTGTTCCAATAATAGAGTATTTAGTTCCTGAATTATTAACAACATGATGCATGGCTCTTGCTGCACCTGTTAGTTTATTCTCACCTAACTGTGCCCAGCCACCTATTTTTTCAGGTGTTCCATAACGAAATCTTACATTATCACCGCCTACCCATTGTCCTTCAGCAGTGGTTTCTGTAATTTGTTTGTTAAAACCTGGTTGAAATCCTATTTTCTGCAACATAAAATAATCCGTTTTTGATGTTATAGCACACTTTTATTTATATCAACAGATTAAAAGTACGGGGATGTGGTGTGGTGGAATCCCCGTACAAGTCTAGATTATAGACTATTTTTTAGATTTAGTCAACTTAGCACCTTTAAACCAAGCTGGTAGACCAATTAAAGGTCTCTTATCTAATTCATTTTCTTTAGCAGTTTTAGATCCTGCTTTGTTATAATGTAAGAATACTTGACCACAGTTCTTACCTTTGAATTCTTCTCTCCAATGTTCTAATTCACATCCAGAATAAATTAACATATCTCCAGGTTTGAGGTCGACTTTAATTCCAGCCTGACCTTCCTTACCTGTTGGGTCTAAATAGATTGGCCATTCATCTCCACCTAGATTTAATGTTGTTGAAATTTCACAAGAGTATCTATCTTTATGTCTAGCAAGTACATCTCCTTCTTTATAAATTCTTGCATAAGAATATGTTTCAGATAATTTTAAACCTGTATGTTTTTCCATAACAGGTTTTACTTCTTGCAATAATGTTTCCATTGCAATGTCAGAATAATGAGAATAAGTATTTGGCACTTGTTGATCATTCCATACACCAAAGTATTCTGTAAATGGTGAAATGTATTTGTTATCAAATAAAAATCTTGCAACTTGTCTTTTGTTTAAAAAATATTTATAAACAAAATCTGCGAGTTCTGGTGAAATAGCTCCTTTTAATACTGAGTATTTATTTTTTTTGAATGACATCATTTTCTCCTTTGTATTGTAAAACTGATTTTGGTATTGCCTGACAATTCCAATGTATAAATCTAAAAGGCTCATAACCCATATCAACAATATATTGATGAGGCATATATGATGGAAAGAAAATCATTCTACCAGGTTTTACCTTATAATGTATTTGTGAAGTTGCATAAGTGATATCTGCCTTATTTTTTTCTGGTAATAAATTCATTATATTACCAGGTCTTGGATCTTCAAACATTGGCATAGATGTTTTCTCACTTGCTTTTAAAAAATAAAAACCAGACATATGTCCATTCCAATGGGTATGTAAAGTATGATGACCACCACCTTTTTTAGCAAACTCTTGTACCCACATTTCAGTTATAAAGACTTGATAATTTGTTAAATCAAAACCCATTTCAATTAAAAGATTATGTGCTGTTGCTCCTACATAATTTTGTAACTCTGCAAAATTAGGATCTCCAATTAAACTTGTTGAATGAAATACGTGACCCATATCCCCTTTGTCACCAAACTCTTTATTTCTTTTATCAATCGCTTCTTTTAAATTTTTCTTTGATTGTTCAATATAAGGATCTGATGCTTTATTTAAATCATCTACAAATTTTTCTTGATCTGCATACCATACAGGGCAAGCAAAATATTGTTCTCTTGATAATTGTTTTGGATAACCATCTGCACTACCACAAGAAATTTTATCTAGTTTATTTCTAACTTTTTGTTGTTTAACTTTTGTTTTTTTCTTTTTCATATTTCTCCTATCTAAATGGATATCCTAAATTCCAAATCACCAAACTATTTCGTTCACCACTTTTCACTGGACATACTCTATGCCATACAAATGAAGGAAATACAACTAAAGATCCTTTAGGCAATATCTCTTTACATTTAACAATATTAGCTTTTTTATCAGGATCTAAATTTCTAAAATCAAATTCTAATTCACCACCTTTATAATCTTTTGGATCTGATAAAGTAACCGTTACAGATAATTTTCTAATTTTTCCATTAGTTGGATCTTGTGGATTATTTGTCATATAAGGTTTATCCCAAGAATCACAATGCCAGTCATAAAATTGTCCTTTATTATATTTTGTAAATTGACAAGACTCTGACCAGTCCCAATTAAAATTCCAACCTGCACTTTGATTTGCTTGATGAACATACGGTTGTATTTCTTTATAAATCCAACGATCATTCATCCAAACAATATTTGAATTTCTTTTCTTTTTTAAATCTTTAACTTCGTTTTGATTTAATTTCTTTTTTCCAAAACCTCCTGTCACTGCCATTTGGTCTTGTAACTGATGACCATATTTTACAATGTCATCACAAATTCTTTCAGGAATAGCTGATTGAAAATACCAATAATAGTTTGTTAAATTCATTTTTTTATAAAATTAAAATTAATTAAAATTCTTAAATCTGTATCTGTTTGTGTTGTTCCATAATGTTCTACAGAATTATCAAAAATAATCAATGTGTTCTCTTTAGATTTTATTTTTATTTGAGCTCCACCTTCACACATCACAGTTTCACCATTATTAGTATTAATATGTAAAATAGCTCCAAATATATCTCTACCAGTTTCGTCATCTTTATGTTTATTAAAAATTATTTTTTCTTTTTGATTAGGATAACAATTTATTTTCATTCTTGTTATTTCTGACCAAGGTTGAATGTCATATATTTGATGACAGATTGGTTTCAATAATTGAAAATAATTACTATTAATAGTGCTGCTATTAACTACAGAATGAGTAAACATATATTTAGGATTTTTTTCATTATTATCTGTATCACTAAAATTATAATACCAAGGGAAATCAGAACTAGTTAAAGTATCTTGAATTTCAGTAAAATAAGAATTATTTAAAAATGATTTTTTTATGTCTACAGTCTTCATACCTTTATAAAGACTTACATAACATTTTAAATTAAATAGTCAATGTTCCAGAAACGGTGAATTTAGCTACTTTAGCTCCACAAGGTTGTACAGTTACAGTATTAGTACAAGGAGATGCTGTAAATGTTCCAGGAGCGTGAGCTGAAGGTACTTTAATTAAAACAATACCTGATCCACCATTTCCTGCATTACCTTCAGGACCTGGAGTTGTGTTTCCAGCTTGACCTGCTCCACCGCCTCCACCAGTATTTATTAATCCTGCTTGACCTTCAGTTCTAACTCCACAAACTAGTCCACCACCTCTACCACCACCACCAGGGCCACCTGCTTTAGCGGGTGCAGGAGATTGATGTGATCCACCGCCACCACCAGCATAAATTCCAGCTGTTGGTCCGTAAAAAGGTTGAGGAGCGGCTCCAAATGTTGGAGTGACATCTTTACCTGATCCACCTGTACTACCTGGAAAAGGTGAACCTCCTGATCCTGCTCCACCTCCACCTGCACCTTGTCTAGGTCCAGGATCACCAGTTCCACCAGAGTTACCAAATGCAAAAGGTTGTAAAGGTGTTGGAGAACAAGATGATTGAATACTTGACCCACCTGTTGCAGGTCCACCTTCTCCACTTCCACCACCACCAGAACCACCATTTTTAGCAGCACAAGGAACTGAATTACAAAGTGCTCCAAGACCACCTGCAAATGCGGTGTATGTTACACCATCAATTTCAACAACTGAATTACATCCTTTTGCTCCAATAATTGGACCTCCAGCAGGATTTGTTCTACCTCCTGCTCCACCTGCTCCAATAGTAATTGGAAAAGAATTTGTTTCTGAATTACTTATTTGACAAGTAGCTAAAATCATACCTCCAGCTCCACCACCACCAGTAGATGGTGCTGAGTGAGATGTCCCACCTCCGCCAACGACCATAATTTGTGCAGTCATTGGAAATAAAACTTTTGGCCACGTTCCTTGTTGCTGTGCACTAAATTGAGATTGTAAGCTCCACATACCTGAAGCTTTGCTTAATTCTTTTACAATGACTATTCCTGAGCCACCTGAACCTTTTGGACTTCCTGCTGCATCACCAGAACCTCCACCACCTCCAGAGTTTTCTCTACCATTATATGCAGTACCAGCACCTCCAGGAAAAGTTCCAGCAGCACCATTTCCACCACCACCTGTTCCACCAGATCCTGCTTGTAAATTCCAGTTTGTTAAACCCCCTGATCCACCACCACCTGCAAAAATTCCTGAAGCAGTTGCACCTGTACCAGTTACATTTGATAAATAAAAAGGTTGAGGGGCAGTTCCAAAGAAAGGTGTTACGTCAATACCCGCTCCACCATCAGCTGATCCACAACCACCAGGTAAAAATGGAGTTTGTCCATTTTGACCAGCAGCACCAGCACCTCCTCCTCCACCACCAGCACCTGGAGATGTAAATGAACCTCCTGGAAAACCTTCACCACATACACCAGTTCCACCTGCTATAGGTGTGCCTGGAGTTCCACAACCACATATACCAGCTCCACCTCCAGATCCACCTGGAACTCCTATAGCAGGTGATGGATTAGGTGCAGTTCCTTCACCTCCACCACCTCCACCTCCTGTAGTAAAGGTTGAACCAAAATATGTATTATTTCCACTTGCACGAGCTGGAAGTGCTGCTCCACCTCCTCCTATAATAACTGGAACACCACTTGTTGGTATAGGTAAACTACAAAATACTTTTGCTCCACCTGCTCCACCTCCACTAAAAGAACCAGAACCGCCACCTCCAGATACAATTAATACTTGTCCAGCTCTTGTGCCTGGATTAGTTGCAGTAAAAGTTCCTGTGGCTGTAACAGACGTAACTACGCACTTACCAAAACTTGCTTGGTTTGTTTTACCGATTATACCGCCATTGGTTCTGGCCATTTGAGTCTCCTATGCGGACACCCAAGCTGTGCCGTTCCAATCGTATACTGTTGGTGTTTCCGCTGTATCG